CCCGCCTCGCCGAGGAGGAAGCCCGCCAGGAGGAAGGCCTCTTCAGCCGTGCCCGCGAAGCCCAGGAGGCTGAGATCGGCTCCCTTCCCGAGAAGTACCAGGGCAAGTCGGCCGCCGAGGTCTACGCCCTGATGCAGAAGGAGCTGGCTTACAAGGCAGAGCAGGCTGCCAAGGGTGAGTCCTCCGAGGATGACCAGGAAGAGACCCCTGAGGCTGCTCCTGAAGAAACCCCTGCAGAGGAGGATTCGGAGGCCGTCACGGCCCTCAAGGAGGCCTCTGAGGAGTTCTACAAGAACGAAGGCAAACTCGATGAGGCCACCGTGGCCAAGCTCGAGGCCTTACCTAGTGCCGACCTAATCAAGGCCTGGCAGCAGCTCCAGTCCCAGACTGAGATCCAGGCTCCTATCTCGGATGCCGAGGCTCAGGAAATCGTCACCGCAGTAGGTGGCCAAGAGGCCTACAACCAGGCCCTGGCTTGGGCAGCCGAGAACCTATCCCCTGAGGATCGGGCCTCCTACGACCAGGTCATCACCTCCGGCAACAAGGCCGCCACACGGTTTGCCGTGGAGGCCCTCACCAACCGCTACAAGGCGGCCGTAGGCTTCGACGGTGAAGTCGTGTCAGGTGGTCGAGCCAAGACCTCTGGGGTCAAGCCCTACCGATCTGATGCCGAGCTGCGCCGCGACCTGTCCAACCCTCGCTACCAGCAGGATCCAGCGTTCCGCCTTGACGTGGAAGATCGCCTAGCCGTCTCAGGCGACCTGCTCTAAGCCCATAACGCCAGATGGTGTACCCCGGGTTCGACTCCCGGGGCTGGTATTGGGTGGTTCCCATTAATAACCGAACGTTCGGTTGGACCCTCTGCGGAGGATAATCCATACCCGTTGATTCTTTGCGCTTCATATTTGACTGAGCTCAGTCGATCGGTTCACATCCCTTCGACTTTAATTCTGTGACTTTTTCTGTAACCCAACCCGGCCGCATTAACAAGGCCGGTGACCAGCGGGCCCTCTTCCTTAAGCTGTTCAGCGGTGAGGTGTACGAGGCATTTCGCAACGCCACGATCTTCAAGGAGACTGTTCTCAACAAGCAGATCTCCAACGGTCGCTCCCACCAGTTCATCCACACTGGTCGCATCACCGCCGCGTACCACACCCCTGGTACCGCCATCCTAGGCTCCGGTGATCCCCCGTCCGCCGAAACCACGATCGAGCTGGATGACCTCCTGGTCGCCAGTGCCTTCGTGTACTCGCTGGATGAGGTGATCTCCCACTATGATGTGCGTGGCCCCATTGCCCGCCAGATCGGCCAATCCCTGGCTGAGTTCTACGACCGTCGCATCGGTCGGACCCTGTCCCGGGCGGCCAGCCTTGCTGCCCCTGTGACCGGCGAACCCGGCGGCTTCCGCATCAACATCGGTGCCAACCAGGAGTACAATGCTCAGGCTCTGGTCGACGGCTTCTTCGAAGCTGCTGCCCGCCTGGACGAAGTGTCCGCTCCCAAGGACGGTCGCTTTGCTGTGCTGTCTCCTCGTCAGTACTACGCCCTGATCTCCCAGGTCGACACCAACATCCTCAACCGGGAGTATGGTGGCAGCCAGGGGAACCTGAACACCGGCGACGGCCTCTACAGCATCGCAGGTATCGGCATCCGCCGCTCCAACAACGTGCCCTTCCTGGGTCGTTACGGTTCCCCGACTGGTGCGGTCATTGAGACCGACACCGCTGGCGGTTCTGGTACCTACGGCGCCCGCAACAGCTACGGCACTGCGGCCTCCTTCACCAACAGCTGCGGCCTGATCTACCACCGGGACGCTGCTGCTGTGCTCGAGGGCATCGGGCCCTCCATCCAGACCACTGGTGCCGACACCAAGGTCATCTACCAAGGTGACGTGATTGTCGGCCGCCTGGCCCTAGGTGCTGGCCCTGTCCGCGTATCCGTGGCTGGCGAGCTCCAAAACCTAGCCTAAACGTGTTTTATATGGCCTGGGCTTCTTGCCTGGGCCTTTTTCCCTCTTGTGCCCAGAACGGCACTACCATCTTTGCCATGACCACCGAGCTTCAGGCCATCAACTCGATGCTGACCGCTATTGGTCAGGCACCCATCACCAGCCTAGATCAGGCCAACCCTGAGATTGCCACAGCTACTCTAATCCTAAGCAACGTCCGAGAGGAGGTGCTAGGAGAGGGCTGGAACTTCAACTCCGAAAAGGGCTACACCCTGCTCGCTGATGGCAGTGGTGATCTCGTCGTTCCTCCGGGCATCCTCAACCTCTCCGTCAACCAGGAAGACAACAAATTCAGGGTTCGCGCTGTCCAGAAGAATGGCAAGCTATACAATACCCTCAGCCATAGTTTCGACTGGGGAGCCAATACCTCCATCAGCCTGGACGTCGTGTGGAACTATGACTTCGAGGACCTTCCCACTGTCTTCCAGAGCTACATCGTTCAGCGAGCCGCCAGGGTCTTTGCGGGCCGAACCATTGGATCAGATAAGATGGTCCTATTCAATGCCCAGGACGAGGCACTGCTACGGGCTTCTTGCCTGGCCTACGACTGCACCACCGGCCGGCACAACGTCCTCGTGCAGGGCGACAAGGGCCGGTACTTCATGGCCCCCACGCAGACCGCACTTTCCATCATTGCTAGGTAGACATGCCCGCCGTTTCTCAGCAGATCGACAACCTGATAGGAGGGGTATCCCAGCAGCCTGATTCCCTGAAGCTGGAGGGCACCTTTGTCACCTGTGATAACTTTCTACCCGAGCCGGCCTTTGGCCTGATCAAGCGCCCTGGCCTCAAGCACATCTCTCAGCTCAGTGGGGCCCTGAGCGGGCCATCGAGGTGGGGTATACTTGATCGGGACGACGAGGAAAAGTACCTAGTCCAGATCGGTCGCACCGCAGGAGCTTCGATGCTCAAGGTGTGGGATGCCCAGAGTGGCGAGACCCAAACCGTCAACGCCATATCCGCAGGGGCCCAGGGTTACCTGGCACATAAAACCGATGACGACCTAGAGCTGCTCACCGTGGGTGACTACACCATGGTGCTGAACCGTAAGGTGACGGTCACGCAAGGAAGCCTTTCTAGCCCGACAGATGTGCCCTATGCGATCGTCAGCATCAACGCGATCGGATACAGCAGCCGCTACGAGTTCACTCTATCTCCATCGACCCTCTACACCTTTACGACCTCTCACACTGCAGGGAGCACCTATCTGAGCCTCAGGGACGTCACCGATGGCCTAGCTACGGTGATCAACGCCGGCGGCATCCTGACCGCGAAGGTGGTGGGTCCTTATCTCTATGTGAGGCGGGTCGATGGTGCAAACTTTGACGCCACGGTTCAGGGCGGCACGGGAGGTGCGGCAATCGCCATTGCCAAGGGAAAGGTCTCCAGCCCCGCAGAATTACCCAGGCAGTTCATTAACAACGCCCGGATCCAGGTCCTCAGTGGAGAAGGCTCTGATGGTGAGGATTACTGGGTCACCTTTAAGACTGACAACGGAGTCAACGCAGGCGTTGGTGTATGGGAGGAGACGATTGGTCCTGGAGTCAACAACGGCTTCAACGTCGACACGCTGCCTCATGCCCTCATCCGAGAGGCTAATGGTACCTTCACCCTACGCAGGCTGGGCCTGGCTGAAGCCCTGGCCACCTTGCCTAGTGTATCGACTACAGGCATTGTCAGTGCGGTTACCGTTCTCAGCTCCACCAGGGGCCGGTACCTGGCAGGTCAAACTTTCTGGACCCGAGGAGGCACAGGGACCAACCTCAGGCTCAGGGTGGAGACCACCGACGTCTCTGGGAATATCCTCACCGTTACCGTCAGTCGACCTGGATCAGGGTTCACCGCAGCTAATGTGGTAACCAATGAGTTCGGGGATACCTTCACCATCACGTCGGCTGTCACAGCCACAACCACTGTCGATCCGTTTGCCAAGCTATACTGGGTAGACCGTCAAGCTGGGGACATCACCACCAACAGCTGGGCAACCTTCAAGGATGCTACGATTGATGGTATCTCGTTCTTCAAGAACAGGCTGGTCCTATCCAGCCAGGACAACGTCATCACCAGCGTTGCAGGCGACTACTTCAACTTCTTCCAAACCACTGTTACCACTCTTCTATCGTCGGACCCAGTCGACCGCTCTGCAGGATCAACCCGTCCTCTGAGATTCCGGCGTATGCTCCCATACCAACGTGGACTTCTCTGTTTTTCAGACAATGGACAATACAGCCTTGAAACCAATACTGAAGCCTTCAGCACCCAGACAGCTGAAATGGTGGAAGTGGGTTCCTACGACATGTTGTCAAATCTGGCTCCGGTTGACATCGGTCCAAGCATCCTCCTTGCCAGTCAAGGCGCCCGCTCCACCTCTGTGTTCGAGGCTCAATTCACAGCTGAAGGCCAGAGCCGTACACGAGTTGCAGAGCTAACCAGGGCCGTCCCCAGGTATCTGCCTGCTGATATTCAGGACATGCAGGCCACAACCACGGCCTCGATGGTGACCTTCCGTAG